TGAAAGTTCCAGGACCAAGTGTCGGAGAACGGTTCGATAAAAGAACCGCGATCCCCTTCCTTAGTGAGAGTGGTGCTACTGAGGTGATTCTGGTATTCCAGCCCTTACGGGTTATGAATCCAGCTCCACCTAAGCACCTAGGAACCATTACGGAGACACCAGCCTTCCGCATTCTTTCTATGCTAGAGCCGTACAACGTTTGCTGTACAGCCCAAACACGGACATGATTGCATCCGGCACCTACTAAGGAATCCACGATGGCGCCGGCAGCAATTTCAGTTGGTAAACCAACTTCGATTGTCTGTCGACCACCCAAATGGAGTCCTGCTGTAGGGGCAACCAGAGCCCTAAGTGATATTGCGTGATGAACAATATGATTATTAAATAACCGTATTTTTTCATGTGGCATATAACCTAGCCTCTGAAGTTGCCAGTGCTTAAGTAATGGCCCATTATAACTCACTAAAATCTCAAGGAATACTCCTCTACCAAGACTACTTCGAAAGTGTTTTCCTTTAGACAGAATACCACCACAATCACGAATGACTGAGTCATAAGAATTTAAAGAGATGGCTCCACCAATTATGATGGCGTCATCCCCACAAATTGAATAACTCAATCTTCGTGAAAGTGATAATCTCCTTGAGCTAGTCCTCTGTGCATGGTCAATCCAAAAAAGATGAACCAAACAAAGAAGACTCCAGGTCGTTGGTAATCCCATTAGGATCCCCTTCTTCGAAAGAAGAGAAGAATCACTATATTGGATTTCCATCGGCCCGGTACAAAGTTTCAGCCCACAGATCTCTTCTTCTCTAAATCTATCAGATTCGATTAGTCCTTGGACTAACGATTCCACTAGATCAAAAGGAAAGAGATCGGTCGCCGAAGTTAAATCACTTGAATTCACTTCCCCTCCGTTACGGAGTTCGAGAGCTTTCAAGTGATTTCCACTTAAAACCGAAGATAGACCTTTAGTCCGGTTTAATCCGTACATAAGCCTCCTTCGGGCTAAGTGGCCTAGTGTTAAAACCGTACCGTGACTTTTAGTTACAATACGTGCTTTGAGACCAGGTTCTTTGATGACCTCGACTTTTGCTTTACGTAAATCAGGATTATTCAAATCCCTTTTACAATAGGCCAAAAGTCGTTGTTCTGAAACTAAGTCAGCCCACTCTTGGTCAAGAATACCAGGAGGTCTATCAGATAACACTTCAGGAGCAGAATCCAACGACTCTCTTACCCAACGGGCTAAACCTCCTTCCTTTCGGTTGTAGGTATAGCAAGCAGAGTTCGACATGCTTATAATCGCAAGTCGGTCTTTGCCACGTGGAATATGTTGTCGAGCCCAATCGAATGAGAATCTTTTGATTCCTTCGATTAGGTGAGATGGTGTATTCCAACCCGTTCCCAAATCTTTCTTATGTTTGTCAATTGCTTTCTTCACGGTAGCTAAGCTACCAGGAGGGAGTGATCGACCAACAAAAGAGAATTGAGCACAAAAGTCTTCAGTTCTTAGAACTCGAGGAACTTTTATGTGAAAAAGAGTCTTAGGATATAAACCCTTCATCCATTTATCCCGGTATGAAGAACTCGAAACCTTGAGAAGGTTTAGAGCAAATTCGACTCCAGAAGAAATGGCACAAGTCTTGATTTTTACTTCAAGTTTGTCAATGAAGGATTTAACCTCGGTAGAGGAGTTAGGACACGAAATAGGACGGTTAGTTTTTGATAGTGGAGAGCCAAGGGTGGCCGCTATGGCTGCCTTGACCGATCTGATACCAGAACATAACCGTTCTATTTCTGTCTTACGAAGACCTCTATGGTGTTTAAGAATTCTTTTTAATAGTTTTCCAAACACTATAGAGAGCAAGGATCGAGAAGGACCCTTCTTGCGAAGGGCCCCAACTTTGGAATTCGGGGGTTTCCCCCCTGAAAGCCGAAGTGGTGGCCTGTTTGAGCAAGCCAGGGTATGCCGTCGTGCACACCCAGATATGAGAAACTTAATAACGG